CGAGTAGTCTTCTTCTGCTCAGGCTCACCACAGCGGCCACAGCGAAGCTGGCCTTCAGGGTCTTCCTGATACTGATGCAGTTCGCCAGTCTGGCAGAACTTGCAGATACCGCCGACGAGCTTGGCGATGTAAGTGTTAGGCACTTATCCTCCTTGGACCGGAAGGCGACGCTGAAGCGTCGCTCCCATGCTGGCCTGACCGTTCTTCATACCGGCCAGGAGTTCCATCAAAGAGGGGCGGCCTCCAGCGGCCTGACCTGCCTGTCCGGGTGCGACTCCCTGAGGAAGTCCCGACTGCTGGAATCCCGGAGGCGGCTGACCACCGGGTCCACCTGCTCCGCCTCCTGGCCCAGGCTGGCCTGGCATGCCGCCAGGTGCCTGCTGCTCCGGAGCAGTCTTGGGCTTGAATGCGGTAAGGATCGCCTCGTGCATAGGTGCACCCTTCTCACGCAGCTTGATGACCTCGGCCGCTTCGGTGAGAAGGGAGACTACATCGCCGCCTTGAACGGCAAGATTTCCGAGCTGCTGAAGATAAGCCATCAAGCCCTGCTTGATAGCGTCGGTCATCTGCTCGTTATCTATCTGGGTCTGCAACTGCACGATGTCGATGTCCATGGGCAACTGCCGTTGGACGAAGTCTCGCGATACGAGTTGATCACCGCGCAACTGAAGCAGAGCGACAATAGCTCGGGCGGGATCTTGTCCTGCTGCGAATCCGTAGGTGATGTCAACGGTGTGGACTCCCTTGATGTCCTTGCTCGGGACATAAGTTTCCTCAAAGGGAGTGCCATTGACCATGCCCCGAATCGTCTTGACCTGGTCGGGCCAGAGCTTCTCGTCCATCTCGAAGGCCATCTGGAAGGCGCACCGAAGCGCCTCGGAGGCAACCTGCTGGCCGGTGGTGATGACCGTATTGAAGTTGCCCATAAGGGCCTGAACGCCCTTACCGGTGATGATGTTCGCGTCGATGTTGCCCGAGCGAGCCTCATTGTACCGAGTGGACTTCATCAGCTCCTGCTCAAGAAGCTGAGCCTCTTGCATGGCGAACTGAGGCATGTCCGGGGTGATATAGCGGATCTTGTCAGGGTTGTCCGTTCGGATGACCGCGTCATCACCGAAGGTCAGCTTCTGAACATCACGCCCCACGGCAAGTGGGGCGCGTACCGATTTCTCCACCCCTTCGAGTCCGAGCAGGGCCATGCGGCCCTTGGCAAGCTGGACCCAGATGGCGTCATCGAATGCGCCACGGATCTCCTTGTCGAATCCGGGGCGAAGGCCAATGGACACCATCACCTTGCCGAGCGGATTCTCCATGCGAGACACGAGAACGTCCGAATGGCTGGGTAGATACATGACCATCTGATCGCCGTCAAGGTACTTGGCAATCTCGATCTCTCGCGACTCCCAGTTCCCTTCCCCGGCTCCGTTGTTTCCGACAAGGAAACGCCTGAGGGCAGGGTACTTGGTGACCAGGTGAATGGCCTCTTCAAACCAGACCTTGGTATAGGACTTCAGTTGGCCGAAGAGATCCCACTCGGGATAGACCCCAATCGGGTTCTCCACTCTGATGACAGGCTGCATACGGTCGAAGTCAGGTTCAACGCAGTAGATGCCCATGCCATACGTGAGGTAGGAGTCACACCACTCGACCTGCTTGCCAGCGTACAGGTGAGAATCGATCGCCCAATAGTGGGCGATCTTCGTGCGCTTGGCAGAGAACTTCTTCGCAGCCTGAGAGGTGATGATTCCAGACGTACAGTTGATGCTGGGCATCGAGCCCATCGTCTCAGCCATGTCTCGCGCGTTGGCATCGATCAGGTTGGCGACGATAGGCTTGGGGAAGGCGTCCGGCAGAGCGCCCGGCATGATGGTGTCGACATCACTGGAGCGGATGTCACGGACATCCTTCTGACGCTGATCCCTGGCCCGTGCTGCGTTCCGCAGCTTTACGACTTTGTCGGCGATCTCAGTGACAGAAAGAGCCATTGCCTACCTCACGCGACCGGGATGCCCAGGTGGGACATGACGGCCTTGAGCTGGGTCTCAAGAGACTTGACGGTGGCAGCCGTATTGGCTGCCTCAACGGCGATGTCATCCACTACCTGGTGCATGTCCGGCTTGTCGATCGCACCGTGGGCATAGGCCCAGACGGCGAAGGGAAGCTCAGCCTTGACCAGGTTGGCGATGTCCTGCTTGTCCTGCGGGGTCACGATTTCCTCCGGGGTAGGGAACTGGCCGAAGTCAGGAACCTCGGCATAGTCAACATCAGCGCCACCGGAAAGAACCGTGCCGCCAGTCTGCTTGATTGTGGCCCAACGGGACCACTGACCTCCAGACCACGCAGTAGTCTGCCAGCCGTACTTAAAGCCCGCAGCGTGGGCTCCGTCGACTACCTTGATTCCGCCATAAGGACCGGTCATATCCTTGGGAATGACGGTTGCCCAGCCTTCGGCATAGGCGGACACGGAAGCATAGTCCGCGTCAGTGTCTACAGCCCAGTGAATCGGGGCCGTGTTCGGCAAGCCAACGCTGGCCCGCTCAGCCACAGCGGCACGGGCATCGGTCACACCAGCAGCGTGCCCCTGAAGGGCACGCCCCGTGGTCGTCTCATAGACAGTGACGATGCCAAGCCCAGCGGCGATATAGTCCTTGACTTCCTGGGGAAGCAAGTCCTTGGTTGGATCAGTGGAGAAGTAGCGCGCCACCCACGTGGCGCCCGTCTTCTTGATATCGGCAACGCTGGGGCGATCCCAGGCGATGTCGATTCCCATCTGACTCATTCGACTCCAATCTTGTCTGCGATCTTTCGCAGCAGTTCATCGCTGTGCTGATCGACAGCCAAGTCATCCCTCGATATCTGCTCAGCATTCTCAAGAACCTGACGATCCTTGTCGGCTTGCAGATTCTGCCCAATCATAATGAAAGTCGAAAGGAAGATGGCTTCGAGTGAAACAGCCAGGGTAAGTGTGGGCCAGGGATTCTTTTCGATCCATAGCATCCATATGAAGAAGATAACCGTATGGGCATAGACGAAAGGCATGGAACCGGCGAACTTAGTGATTGCTCTGGCTATCTTCGTCTGAATGCTCATCCGATCCCTCCTTGTCGCCGAAGTAGATTCCCATGTGCTTCTTATTGGATCTGGTCACGTGCACCGCACAAATGACAGCAGCGGCAAGGTTGGGCCATACTGGCACCCAGAAGTCAACGAAGAGCCAGCGATGCAGAAAGCCTAAGACCACCACTCGGCTGCACCTCCTCGGCTCTGCGCCATGGAAGCATAGTCCAGATCAATGGTCATGGTCTTCTCATTGTCACGCAGAGAACGGTAGCTGTTGTTCAACGTGAAGACATCACTGATCTCGTCACAAATCTCACGAGCACGAATCTCGGCAAACCAGAGAGCCATCACCAGGTCGGTCTTTCCCTTTGTTTCGGGAAACCAGGTGGTGAGCTGTTCAATGAAAGCCTTCATGCCCTCAGAGCCCGAACGGCTAGGAAGCCGGATCAGATTCTTATTGGCCTCATGCCCATCAAAAAGGAGAGCCATAGATGCCACACCAAAGTCAGCATCCCACTTGTTCTTACCTGTGTAGTGCTCTTTCAGCAGACAGCCACGATTGCCAAGGAAGGTTCGAATCTCACGGTTCTGAGTCACCATGAGGTTCATGGCATTCTTCTCGATGCGCCACTCATTCACGTTGTATCGAACCGTGAATTCCTTGATCTTGTTGAAGATATCCTCAGGCTTGCAGTTGGCACGAGTCCAGGCATCCAGAACCCAGCGAGTACTGGTGTGACGATCCACTGCCATCACCACGGCGGCTGAGCCGCCAGTCATCGCAGGGTCGAAGCCACCCACAACATAGACGCCCTGCATGCCATGCTCGCGATGACCAGGAGCTCCACCGACAAGAGGGCCAGAAGCGCGCATACCATCGATGCAGCCGACAACCTTAGCCACCGGAAAGATCGCATCCTCAACCACCTGTTCCTGCATATAGACCATGGACCAGTTGCGAGGAGACATCTTGCTGCGCTTCTTCGAAAGCGCAGACCCATCCCACATGGGGTACAGCCCATCCTCGTCCGCTGTCACCATCTTCTTGGCGGCAAGCGAAACAGGTGGACGGTTGGTCCGGGGCCAGAGTGTCACCCAGTCCTTGGGGTCGTCAGCGAACTCCAGAACGGCAGGCTGAGTCAAATATGTCCATGGTGACTTCTCGTCATCAGCATAGTAGTCAGGCTTCTGAATCTCGGAGTACAGATCGACCGGGGCTAGGCGAGTACCCACAAGGAGCAGCTTGCCACCCGGCACGGCCAGACGAGACATGATCTCATTCTGAATCCAGTCGATCTGCTTCTCGAACTCATGGGCGTTACCCATGTCGACACAGTCATCCATGATGATCAGGTCAGCACGGGCACCATAGATCTGTCCACGGATACCGACCGCTCGCACGGTCGGGTCCTTCTCGCCCGAGTCGCGGCTGTCCGAGGATACATAAATCTCGTTAGCGGTCCAAGCGGAGCTGTTGGCGTCAAAGCCGCCCTCTGGGGCGAAGTCCATCTGAAGCTTCTGGTATGCCTGGTTCGATCCGGCAAGGCGGTCCTTGACGGCCCGCAGGAATCGCTTGGCCATGTCCTGGGTCTTGGACACGATGATGACACGGATGTTCGGATCTTGACAGATCCGGTACGTGACATAGTTGATCGTTATCGTCGTACTCTTCGCATGCTCTGGAGGAGTGTTGACGATAATGACCTCAGGCTCACCCCGTTGATACCTCTGATTGGGATGGAGCCCACGGGGCTCCCTGTCCTCCAGAAGATCAACCCACTGCATGTGGTGATTGAAGAGCTGGGTATCCAGATACTTCATGCAGAAGTCATCGAACTCAATGTCCCTGTTGACACCAAGCTCAGAAGGGCTGCGCTCTCTGATATTCTTAAGCCGATCCATTTCGGCCTTGAAGACAGGATCAGTCCTACGGTAGTACTCATAGGACTTCTGGGAGATACTGAGATCCTCACACGCTCTGGCAATAGGAATACCGTTACGACGGTATTCCAGGATCGAAGCCTTCCTCATGGCAGAGCTGGCAACACTACCAGTCTTAGCAAGAGCCCTATTGCCCTTGCGGGTGTTGATCCTCTTGTCGTGAAGCTGCTGGACAGTCTCGACTTTTCCTCTAGCCATCTCTCTCCCTTTGTGTATTATTACACGCTATCCGTTGACTACGTCAACGAGCTAATGTGTCATGACACACATCAACTCTAGCTTACTCGATGGAAGCCCCCAAAGGGGCTTCCTGATCCGGGGAGAAGATTCCGGTGAGGAGAACCAAGACAGCAAGACAGGTTGTCGGCCCCCGAAGGGCCGACTTCATCCGGGGAGAAGATTCCCCTGAAGGGGATACTGGAGGGAAGTCAACGGTGTTGACATTAGGGTTCTGGAAAAGGGCATAGCTGTAGCTCTCCAATGCCCCAGGTCACCGCTGCCCCGACCCGACCACTCCGCATCGCGGCCCCCTAGGGGGGTCCGCTGGCGGGCATCCCGGAATCCTCAGCTCTCTCCTGCAATCCCCCCATAGTATTCTACTTGTGTTTTTTCCTTGATCAAGAACATGGGTAGACCATATTGTTACAAACAAATTCGGAGAGTGACTAAGACCAGGCGTAGCCATAGTGTTTGCTACACAGACGGTAACCATACCTGCATGATGGGGGTAGCGGGTTTAGCCTGGGAATCTAAGAGGGATACACCCTTGCGAGCGCGAGCCAGATTAATAAACCCCCCGGTCGGCTCATGTCAAGCCCCGTGCAATCACGATTACGTAACGATCTCATCACGATCATCACGATTGTGTGACGATGTGCATGGATTGCTTGACATTGCTCGCGTTTCGACACTGGTTGGGCTGGACTATGTACCATGCATTGTACCATGGTCTGCATTGCATGGTCACAGCAGCACTAGTCACACTGAAACTATCCACATACACGTACGCGCGCGTGCTCCACATCCACCCCGGACTGCTGTGTGTCACGGATCGATAACGCCAGAAGTTGCCTCTTGACTCAGATCTGCCACTGGTGGATAGTTCTGGGTGTCGGGCAAGAACGGACGGCACGGATCACCTGAATGCCAACCTTCGGGGAAGTCAGGGAACGAGCCAGAGGTTGACAGCCAGACAGGAAAGTGCAAGGATGTAACCAGTAAGACTCCGAATGATGCAGGGATAGGCGTGCGGCAGTGTCGCAACGTAGGCCAGGCGCTTCGGAGAGCAGGACCGCAAGACCTAGCGGGGCAACGGACGAGGGCCAACTATCGACACCTTCGTACGACCGCATAACTCGATCTTTGAGAACTCAATAGTGAATCTCTCTCTTTCCCTGAAATGCAACAGGCTGGAGAGCAGTCACAGCTTGATGTTCATGATTGCAACGCAATCATGGACCCATGACTCCAGCGGAGTCGTGTGCGTGCCTGTTCCCCTTCCAGGCAGCCGCTACAGGCGGCTGCGTATTCCAGGGAGGGAATTATGATGAACGACTACCGACTCACTGACCTGATGGACTACGAGTTCGAGTACGCCGACACCATCATGGATGACAGCTTCGAGCACGAGTACCGCGTGTTCGTGTCCAAGGTTGGTGGTGGCACGGTCGGCAAGAAGTACGCTGGTGACTGGATTGTGCGTATCTACAACGACCACAACGAGGTCATCGTGCAGACGGCCGACCTGCACACCGGATCGTTCAAGCGTCACGCTGATGTGGCCCTTGAGGCTCTGGACATGCACCTGAACAACTGAGGACGAAACGAGCGCTTATGCGCTCGTCCATGGGTCATGCCCATGCTGATGAGTCCTGGGAGAGAGAATGCGTAGACAAGAGATCCTCAAGCTTCGTGCTGAGCGTGACTTCATCATCTTCCAGGCTGAACTGGAAGGGCTGAAGCTGTCCATTCTGGACTTCACGCTGTGGAACGGTGAGCTGTGCCTTGACGGCATGCCTGCCGATCAGTGGCTGTCTGCGATGCTGGAGGGCTGAATCATGCTCACTGAGACCATCTACCGCACTGGTCGCCTGATGGTGATCGAGACGCGGTGCGATGATGTGATCATCCACGTGGACTACGTGTGGATGCCCAAGGAGCTGTATTACTATGACTGACCATCTGTGTCACGAGACCTGTTCGTGCGAGAGCCAGTTGGCCGTGGAGGAGGTGATTGCTGTGGCGACTCCACTTCCCCCGGTGGTGATCTGGTGCACCAAGTGCGGTGGACCCAAGCCGTGCAGTTGTTCTGACTGACTAGAGCGAAACGAGCGCTTAGGCGCTCGTCTACCAGTGAATCTGGTACTGACGAGCTCGTCAGAGATTGATGGCTCATATCATGGGCTGATGTTTTGGAACAAAACATCTAGGGAGAGAGACATGACTGAGACGGTTGAGACTGTCGAGGAGCTCCGTGCTCGCCTTGAGCAGGAGATCCGCGCCCAGATTGAGGCTGAGATGCGCTCGCAGGCAGCCACGGCTGTCACGCTTGCCCAGATCGCCGAAGAGTACAAGATGGCGCGTCCGACAGTCGAGAACATCGTGACTGGCGCGAACCTGACGCCGGTCATCAAGGCTGGCCGTACGAGCCTGTACAGCCCGCTGGACATCAAGCTTGCCATCGCCAACAAGCACGAGAACATCTTGCGTGCTCTCGGCAAGCCGTTCATCGTTGACTACTTGGAGGTCTGATGCCCTC